TTACTGAAATTCTATTAAATGAAGTACTTTCTCTTACACTTGCCACGGGTTATTCGGTTCCTTTGAGACACAAAATTAATTCGGAATGGCTTGAGTTAAAGAGCCAGATGAATAATGTTCCCAAAACATTTTCACAGGCTTTGAGGTTGGCAGCTGAATCCTTAGAAGCTATTGAAAGGCTATCTATTGAAAACGCTGAATTAAAACCCAAAGCCGAGTATGCCGATAAGGTTCTTGCATCAGTGGATAGCATGACTACCACAACAATTGCTAAAGAAATGGGCATGAGTGCAGTAGAACTCAACCGTGAACTAATGAAAAGGGGTGTACAGTTTTTTCATGATGGGCATTATGTACTTTATCAGAAATATGCTGAAAAGGGCTATGCCTCTACAAGAACTCACCAATGGGTTGATAGTTCCGGCGTTTCACATACTAAACCATATTTAGTATGGACGGAACTCGGCAGAATGTTTATACACTCATTGTTTTAATCTCAGCAATTTTATAACTTAGGGGAGGTAAAATCTCCCCACTAATTAAATGCAATATGGAAAGTGCCACGTATTTAACACCCCGCATTTTGCTAGAATATTTTCAAGCATTTCAAGAAGAAGAGGATGAGTATATTAGTTTGATTAACAAATCCTTGTTAGGGCTAGGGTTAGAGGAAATAAGTAATAAAGACGAAGAACTACCTGACAATATAATTGAAGCGGTTTCATTAGCCGCAGCCTACAATGTATTTTGCCTTACTAATAACTTAGAACCCAAAAACCCGGTTTTTAGAAGTATAAATGATACACTTATGCTTTCATGGACAAAGACATGTTTTGCTGACGGAAAATCCTATGCTATGCCATTTCAAATGCTTTTCATGAAGACTATTGTTTCAATAAAAAATGGTAAGACTAGATTTTTTGCAATAGAAGACAATTTAACAAAAGAATTGTTTCTGAATAGAGATTTTTTGTTGACAATTAATTTCATCGAATCAGAAAGTAAAACTAATCAGAATAACCAAAAGAAATTACAGCCTGTTTTCACTTATGTCATTCTTGATGAAAGCACGGGATATTATAAAATAGGCAGGTCAAAAGAACCAGATGTAAGAGAAAAAACATTACAAGCGCAAAAACCAACATTAAGTATTCTTTATAAAACCGAGAAGAATATAGAGGTAAAGCTGCACAATTACTTTAAAAGTAAGCGTATTAGGGGGGAGTGGTTTAAATTAAATGAAATAGACCTTGATATTATCCAGCGGTTTTTTGAGGATAATACGTATTTATGATTAAGATGTAACGGGGGGGCATAACAGCCCCCTTTTTTATTTAACATCGGCTTGCAAAAAAATAATGTTTCCACTAAATTAGTGTAGTAAAAATAACAACTATGGACAAAAAAGACATAAAAATTACAATTGAAAGTCTATTTACAAATAACAATGTATTAGAGTTTGAACGTAGTGGTTCAGAAATTAAAGCAACACTTGAAAAGAAAAGCCCAAAAGACGATTATTTAATAGGGTCAGAAAGTCAAAACGATTTAAAAATGGAGGTGCTATCTTTCATGGAAAACAGCAAAAAGTTTAATGTAAATATTGAAATTCCGCCGTTTATTCCGGAAATAGAATTTGGTTGGACTAAGACAATTTTTAAAGGCTCTACTACTTATTTAACAATTAGGCGTTTGTAAATAACAACTATATGGCCGACGAACAACTACTCAAAGAATATTATGAAGGGCAGTTTAAGCAACTATACAAAGGATTGCCGGAGTTTGAAAGCCTATCTAACGAGGAAAGAAACAGCCTAATGGATACGGCAGGTTTTGCGGTGTTTAGATTCGGGAAGGCAGCAGAGCCAATATCTAATCAATTATCGAAGTGGCACATTAAACTTTGGCTATTCTATTGCAGATGGGTGCCAACAAGATATAGAATGCCGTTGTTATATTTTCTAACTGGTATGTTTCTGTTAGCATATACTCTTTTGATAATTTATGGATAAAAAAAGAGGGGTATGGCCCCTCACTCATACTCCCTGATTACCTTATGAGGGCGGTATTTTTAACCCGTCAATAATCAATTAGAGATACGGATACTTTTGTTATTTTAGGCATAAATGTAACGAATTAATTTCTCATAACAAGCTTTAATTACTTTTGCATCATAAAGTGCGTTATGTTTATAGCCATCTTCTTCAAGCTCGGAAAATTCCTCCCTGTTTATATCGGGATTAATTCCTTTTATCTTAAACAAAGTTGAAATATCGAGTGGTATGTACGAAACGTTATCTGGAATCTTTTGTGCGCCACCAAATAGCTGGCAGAAAAGAACCCAATCGTAAGCTAAACAATCTGACCATAATTCTACTTTTTTAAATTCCCTAAGCCAATGCCTTAATGCCTGTCTTATGGTTTCTTTATTTCCTTTTAAATTAACAATATCTGAGTATGGATTATAGTCGGCAGAAATATCAAATTTTTTTATTGTTAAATTACCAATCACATTTTCTTGAATCCAGCCATCTACTTGAGATACGTCATAGTCCGTAAATTCAGCATAGAAAGTTTTCCCGCACTCTGAAACAAGCCCAATGCTTATTAGTGTGGTGTTTTGATGTAATCCGGTAAATTCCGTGTCAAAAAAGATTTTTGTTGTTTTCATAGTTGCGCATTTAATTTAATAGTTTCACTTATACCCAATTGCTCTAATCTCAATAGGCTTATACCCTTTATCTTTCATTTCCATGTCTTCAAGCCTCCAATATTCGTGTATCGTAACGTCTTTGTAATACCATTCGGTGCATTGGTTTTCTTTCGCCAGTTTATCAAAGAATTTGGTAGTATTATTTTTTACCCACTCTTTGAATTTTTTTTCACCAAAAATAGCAATCAATTGAAAGTGTATTGATCCAATAGCACAAAGGTCAACTTGTTTTCTATGCGAATTAGCATTGATAATATCCTGGCTCAAGTCAATATATTGGTGGTTTGTTCTCATAGTTGCTTTATTTATCAAACAAAATCTATGTCTTTACTAGGAATACTAAAAACCTGTTTTCCTTTTTGAATGGTCAATATCGGGATAGCCCCAGAAACATCATAACTCTGTATTACTCCCATCTTCTTATAGTAAGGGTTGTTTTTGTCCTTTACAATAATCTTTCTTCCAACAAGACTTGAGAAAAAATCTTCTATAAACACCATTAGCCTTTCAGGACTATGAATCGAATCTTTATCTTTTTTCATTTTATTTTCATTATTTAAGATAAGCCCAACCGACACAAGTTTGCCATTTTCCATCCTAAGTCCTGTTGTAAACCTCGTATTGGATTCATCTATAATTTTTCTGATATCAACATTTTCAAAACTTTCAAATGATGATATTTTTAAATAGTCGTCAGAATCATTAAGGCCTCCTTCGCTTACAGGCGTTTTAAGAGCATTCTTAGCCTCTGTGTTTTGGTTGAAGTTTTTCATTCCTCGTATGATTGTTTGTTATTTGTCAATTCATGTAACACTTTACAATGCTCGTACATTTCAAGGCTATGGTAAAAAGATATAAATGTTTGTTTAGCTTCATCAGATAGACCTCTATTTGCCAATCTCAAATCATTCGGGGTAACTACATTTACAAATAGGTCGTTATACCAGATGTCAAGGGTGATTAAGTCAAACAACGGGTATTCTTCCTCTCTACAAACTATATCAACCCCTATGATTATGTGAGGGGTGATGTTTATATCTGTAAGTTGTATGAAGTAGGGCTTAGGCGCGTCACTCATTTTCAAATACCTCATAAGTGTGCGTAAATTCTATTTTATCACCCTTTCTTTCGTGTGTGCATGAGCGCTTAAATCCAACTATCAAAACTCCATTATCGGTGCCATCGTCTGCATATATCCTTTCTGTGCTTCCACTCACCTCAACTATTAAACGCTTAAACCTTGAACTTGATGGTCGGTCAAGTAGCGAGTCAAACCCTTTTTCTTGCAGCTTTTTGAGGATTATTTCATCTTTGGTTTTTTGGTACCGCTGAAACACTTCAGTTTGTATACGGTCGATAGTTTCCAGTTCAAACTCCTCTGAGATTTGATTAAGCTGTATTCGCCCGGCTTTTGATAGATATTTTGCTAATTCTTCTGACATAGTTGTGTGGATATTATAAGTTTTGACAAATTACATCCCCAAAGGCATTATATTCGATTTCCGCAGCAATTAATGACTGTTCAGGAGTAGGATTAAGCTCTTTTTCAATAAAATATGATTTAGGTATAAATAGAAAACAAACCTGTTCTTTATCTTGTCTTTGATATTCAAAATAGTCCCTTGTTTCTCTTCCATTGTAAATTGATACGGGGAAGTTGAAAAGTTGAAATATTCCTTCTTTGTCTACATACGTCAATACCCCATCACCGGGCAAATGAACGTCGCTAATCCGTCTGTGTTTAAAGTTGAAAAGCAACTCAAACATGCCAGACTTAAACTCTACAAATACAATTGAATCAATATCCGGATGCACTCGTTTGCCTGTAACGGCAACTGAAAATTCTTTTTCCATAATGCTAAAATTAAACCTCCTGTAATTCCGGCTCTTTCAGATAAACATGAATAGAATGTCTTTCGTGAATCCAGTCGTCGTCCATCCTTTCAAGTTTGAACTCCTTAAACTCATAATTCTTGCCTTGCATTTTGTTATACTCTACTATCCCCTCTTCAATTACCCTGAATAGATATTTTCTAACCTTAGTCCTTTCCTTTTTCGTATCAGCTACTAAGTTAGCAGACGGTATTTTGATAATGATTTTGTCGCTCATGGTGTAGTGTTTATGATTGTTTATTTTCTAATCCGAAGTGCGCTTTCAATTGTCCGAACGTAATTGGAGGTGCGCCTTTCCTCCCGTTGTTGTTCAAGGGCTTTCCTAATCCCTCTCTAACCTGTTTAATCTTCTCCTTTGCAGTCCGCTCAGAACAGCGAAAAACCTCCTGTACGTCTTTTGTGCCGACCACCGAATTTTCTGAAAGTGTCATAAGGTGTAATAAAGTGCTAAAAGGTGTGAATTGGTACACTAAGATACTATTTTGATATGAAATATCCTAAATTCGGAAATAAAAAGTCAAAATAAAGTCTATATTTTTTGTTTTATGCCATCTTATCAAAAGGCTGAAAGGATTTACACAAAAGCAATCACTGAAGTTGTAGACTTTAGTGAGGCAGAAAAGACTGTCAAGGTGGTATGGAGCAAGATGAATATGAAGGACTTTGATAGGGATATAATTCTTACTGGTGCTTACACTAAAACACTTGCAGAACGAGGGCCGAGAGGGAAAAACTTAATCTACCCATTGCGCGACCACATTTGGCGAACAGAGTGCATTATAGGTAAGCTAAATGAGGTTTACACAGACGGGGATTTAGTGCCTGCAATTATCAGTTTCGACGAAAACGACCCAGCCGAAATGCTAACGTACTCTAAGTACAAAAGAGGCGACTATAAACAGCATTCAGTTGGCATTGTGCCTATCAAATACACCGACCACGAGGACAGAAGAGAAATATCAGAGGTAATGCTACTCGAGGGGTCAATCGTTCTTTGGGGAGCAAATATTGAAACTCCGACCTTAGAAGTTAAATCAATATACGCAGAAAACCCAGGGTTGTTGTACGAGGAGATTATTAACGACCTCTCTACCCTTAGAAAAAACCTCAAAAAAGATTTACCCGAACAGGATTTGCTTTTCTACACGCAAAACATAGAAGATAAAATAAATCAATTTAAGTCAATTCCGATAGGCACTCAGCCGGGTTTAAATAAATCCACTCAGCCGCTAAGCGTAAAAGACGAGATTGATAATTGGTTGTTCAAAAAATAAACACACACAAATCCACACAAAAAAATGGCGACTCTTTCACCAGAAGCAGAAAAAGAAATAGACGTGTTGGTTGATAAAAAGCTAAAAGGATTTATTCCGGCAATTGACCCAGCCACCGCAACAAAAGAGGACTTTGCAAAAATCAATGAAATGATTGTGAAGTCCAATCAGGAAATCACAAAGTCCAAAGATGACATAAATAAGCTATCCGAGCAATTGGACGCTGCACAAGCAGCATTAAAAGCGGGGGTAGACAAAAAGTCCGACGAGTACGTAAGTCTTGAAGTTGCTATAAAAGATGCATTCAAAGCAAAAGCAAAAGAAATAGCAGATATTGTTAAGGCAGGTGGCAGACAAACCGAACCTTTAGTATTAGAGGTTGGCACAAAGGCGGCAGTTGACCTAACAGTTGCGAACACTATCGGAGCCGGCACTACTCAGTATTCAATCACACAGAATACTGGTAAAATCTCAAAAATCCGTCAGCGTGAAGAAAAATACCTGAGCATGGTTTCGGTTGGCTCTATTACATCACCACGCGCATTGTGGATTGAGGAACAAGACGAGCAAGGTACTCCAATTTTCATTGCAGAGGGTACCACCAAAACCCAAATTTCGGTTAAGTACGTTGAGAAAACCGCTGAGGTACGCAAAATCCCTGTTTATGGCAAGGTGACTACTGAAATGATGGCCGACACCCCTCAGCTTATTTCGTACATTCAGAACAACATGGTAAAGCGCGTTTCATTAGCTACTGAATCAGCCTTAATCGATGGCGATGGCTTGGGTGACAACCTGAAAGGATTTAATGCCTATGCAACTGCATTTAATGCCGGCGTTTTAGCTGGTACAATCCAATTTGCAAACGAGTTTGATGTTATCCGTGCTATTGCGTTGCAAGTCGAATTGGGTAAAGGTATTGCCAACGCGCTTTATATGCACCCTACGGACTGGGCAAAAGCACAATTGATTAAAGACGAAAACGGTCGTCCGCTATGGAAAGAATATCTTATCCCTGGCACCGAAAAAGTTGTGATAAATGGCATGGAAATCCTTACAACCCTGGCTCTTGATGCTGGCGAATTTGCCGGTGGTGACATGACCGTAGTAAACGTGCTTTACCGTGACGGATTGACTGTACAAATTGGTTTGTCAGGAGACGACTTTATTAACAACAAGAAAACAATTCTTGTTGAGCAACGTCTGGTACAGTTCGTATCTGCCAACGACACACAGGTATTGGTAAAAGGTGACTTTACAACTGCAAAAGCGGCATTGAACGCAGCTTAATCCACACAAACGGGGTAGGAAACTACCCCATAACTTTTAAAGAATAACCATGAAAAAGATAGTTTCATTAATTGCATTTTTACTGTTTTCTGTAGCTGCATTTGCTCAGGCACCATTAAAAACCACAACAACCGGAACGGCCACGACTACAACCGTTACCAATGCAGCATATACGTATCTGTATTCTTCTGGCCCTATCGCAAAAAACTATGCACCCACAGGAGTAACGGTACAGGTAAACTTTACAAGGAACTCAGGTACAGCAGCCGGAACCGTAAGTCTTTGGGGTAGTCTTGACAATGTAAACTGGGAAATCGCTACAACCGATTCTTCTTCGTTGTCCAATACTGCCAGTCAAACCAAATTTATGAAAGCAACCGGGTTAAAATACCCTTATTTCAGAGTAAGATTTATTTCGACAGGTACACAGTCCACGACCATTTCCGGGCTGATAAACGTAAATTAATATGTACGTAGTTGCACAACCGTTCGCAGGGCTTTTAGAGGGTAGTCCTGTTTATCCAAGTCCTTCTGATGCTGAAAAGTTATTAGCCAGAGGATTGATTAAGCTAGTAGAGGAAGAAAAAGAAATCCCTGTGAACGAAGAAGTGCCAAAAGCAAAAAGAGGAAGAAAAAAAGCAGAAGAAGCCAAAGAACAACTATGAGCGAAATAGCAGAATACATCACTAAAGGACTATCTGTTAAGGCAACAGACGTAACGCCTGTTACTGAACCGGTAACCCTATCAGATGTTAAGCTATATGTGAGTATGGACGACGCATTAGATGTTCACGATGCCACTTTAAATTTGCTTATTACCTCTTCACGCAAACTCATTGAAAATAAACTGGGCGCAGCACTGGTTGAAAAAGAAGTAATAGCCTCTTGGAGAGAGTTCTATGATTTCGAGAAGCTCCCTTATCTACCTGTAAAAAACGAAACGTCAGTAGTTGTCAAAGACTTGGCAGGAGAAACTATTGATTCAGAGTTATACTCACTCACAGGAGAAGGGGGCTTTTTAACTCTATCAGGATTCTTCCCTGAAGGTGTAAAAGTTACTTATACGGCCAAAGCTGATTCTATATTGTCTCAATACGCACAATACATTAAAAGTATGGTGTACGAGGCATTTGTAAACAAAAAATCATTAATCGATGCACTTAAAATGCACGTAATCGGATTGCCATGACAAAAGAACCGAACGCTGAAACGCTGGTAGTGACTAGCACAAGAGAAGGAGGCACATTAGAGCCGGGAGCTAAAATTTACCTTGAACCGCACCAGCTATTAGCTTTAAAAGAACAAGGTATCGTAAAAGAGTATAAACCAAATGGCGAGACCAAAGAATTAAAGGTAAAAGTTCAAACCAAATAAGAAATGGCTTCACCTGCATTTTCAGAAAAGGTAATTTTTCAAAGACAGCAAACAATATCAGATGGCGCAGGTGGGAAAAAAGTAAGCGGATTGCCTAGTTCATTTGGGCCATATTTTGCCGAAATAACGGAAAAGCCATATACCAGACTAACCGATAGTGAAAAACTGACATTCAGAAATATCTATACAGCTAAAATCTGGAAAAATCCAAATTACGAACCGCAAGAGGGGGATGTTTGTGAGTTCAGGGGTAAAAGCCTGATTATACAAGAGCTGAGCGAAACACCGGATTACAGGCATTACATCATCAAAATGGTGGCAAAACGATGAGTTATATACGAGGGTTGCCTAATGTCAGAAGATTATTAAAAGATGCGCCTCAAAAACTAGCTTCGGTCATAAAAAATGAAATGGAAACAGTTGTCAGGGAGGCGGAGTTAGAGGCCAAACAAAACGCTCCGGTTGACTTAGGTAAACATAGGCAAAGTATAGTAGGGGAAATTGAAAATAATGGATTAACAGGCAAACTAAGTGCCAATATGCCATACTCCCCATATCTGGAGTTTGGAACGGGGGCAGAGATTGATATACCGTCAGGCTTTGAAGACTTAGCTGTACAGTTTAAAGGGCAAGGTAAAAAGAAAATAAATCTTCCAGCCCGGCCTCATATAATACCGGCAACAACTAAAGCAGCCAAAAAACTGGTTAAAAACATTGAAAAAAAGTTAGAAAACCTATGAAAGACCCTACATTTTACATTCAGTCAGAATTTTACAGGGTCTTAAATGGGAATTTAAGTTATGCCGGACAAAGCGTTTCAGTATCAAGCCTGGAACAACCCGCAAACGAATCGGGTGGACTGTATGTAAATTTTGCCACATCCTATCTATTACCTAACAAATCAAAAGATAAATTCAGACCAGCGGTTAGGCTTCAGATTGACATTGTAAATCAATTATTAGGAGATGAACTAACCACCGAAAAGGTAGAAAACATTAGCAATCAGATTTGCCAATTAATAATACCCACCCCATCAACGCACGCCATCAATGGCAATAGCGACTGGGGTATAGTTAAAGTTGATTTATACGACGCTCGCTATCTGAATCTTAGAAACGAGACAAACTATATAGTAAGAAAATATTTGGTTTTTGAAATCTTAACACAACAAAAATAAAATGGCAGAGGTATCAACAATCCTACGTCTAACGGTAGACATGGGTACATCAGGAAGCCCATCAGTAAAAAAAATATCTGAGGAAGTAGAGGCCAGCCTTGAACTTACCAAGGACACAGCCGAAACAACATCAAAAGATGGTGGTGGATGGAAAACGTTTTTGGCTACACTAAAAACAGGCACAGTTAGTTGTACCGCCTTTGTTAGCTACACACCAGCTACCGGATTTGTAAGTGCGGCAGATATGTACACACTTTTTAAGGAAAACTACGCATCTACAAATAAAGGCATCAGAACGTACACATTTGAAGACCCAACAGTTGGCTCGCAAAAATATTCGTTTAGCGCAATTATGACACAGCTAGGCCGCCCAGCCCCTTTAGCGGAAGGTATGCAAGTAACTTTCTCTTTACAAATAACCGGTGCAATTACTGAAACAACCGTAGCATCTTAATGACACCAATTGAATTAATACACGGTGAGGCAAGAATCAAACTTCTGTTTGTAAACCTCACCGTTGCTAATGTTTTAAGAGACTTAAAAGTTAGCCCGGATGAAGCACCAGCAAAATTAAAGGAAATGACTGGTAGTCCGTTGGATTCCCTCGAGCTGTTAAAGTCAATTATTTATAACGGAATGAAAGTGTACTGTGAGGACTATGATAAAACCATTCCTTACAGACGTTCAGAACTTTATGAGTTAATCACTAAAGAGCCAAAAGGGGAATCAAATTTACCAGAAATGCTCATCAAATTTATTGAGGCCGTAACTGGGAAAAAGCTGGACGAATTGAACCAGGAAGTTGAAGGGGAAGAAAAAAAAATGAATGGCTAGGCTGGGATTGGTTTGAAAAGTTTTTCTGTGGAGAAATAGGAATTACACCTCGTGAGTTGTGGTACAAAATGACTTTTTCTCAAGCTATGAATATAGCAGCCGGGTATCACGAGCGAAAAAAGAAAGAGTTTGAAGCAAATATTTTGATTATGCGTGAGCCATACGCACTCATTTACAATATGTTCGCTGAAAAAAACAAACAAAAGGCACCAAAAGACCTGTTCCCACTTGATATTGATAGAATTACTACCAAACAACACGCGAAAACACACATACCAGCTAGTGCATGGCTAGGTATATTCCACACAACTTTTACCGATGGAGAATAGGCTAGTCGTATATATAGATGCAGTTACTGAAAACTTCAGAAAAGCCTTAAACTCGGCTTTGTCAGACCTTAATAATTTTGGCGAAAAAGCTGAAAAGGCGGGTAGCGCGCTATCAATTGGATTATCTCTTCCTCTTGCTATTCTTAGCAAAAAGGCGGTTACAGCTTATGGTGATATGGATGCCTTTTCCAGGGGGCTAGCAACTCTTGAAAAAAACGCTGACTCACTTACCGCACGACTGAAGGAACTAGATGCAATACCAAATCTTGGGTTTAAAGATGCCACTAAGGCAGATTTACAGCTTCGCACAGTACTTGAGCAATTATATGGTATTGATGGCGCAGCCAATAAATCTAAGGCCGTAATTGATACCTTTAATAATTCTCTAAAACTTGTAGGGAAGGGAAGCGACGAATTTAATCGTGCAATTTATGGTATACAGCAATTAGCAAATACTGAATTTCCGTTAGGAGAAGACCTAAATATTATTCGCGATGCTATTCCGCAAGTAACCCCGTTATTAAATGAGGCCTTTGGCTCAGCCAGAACAGAAGATTTGCAAAAGATGAAAATATCTTCTCAGCAGGTAATTGACACTATTGTAAACGGATTGGGCAAATTGCCTAAAGCGACCGTAGGCATTAAATCACTTATTGAACAGTTTTCAGAAAGCATTGAAAAGCGTTTTGCAAGTGTAGGTGAGTTTATAACTAAGCGGGTAGATTTTGCAAAAGTATTTGATGGATTATTAGGTGTGCTTGACAAATTAGGTGAAGCATTTAGTAATCTAAGCCCGGAAATGCAAGACGTTGTTTTAATACTAGGAGGACTAGCTATTGCCCTGCCTCCGATATTAGCAGGATTAGGTGCATTTATAACTACTATATTACCAGCCTTATCAGCCGGATTTGCTGCCCTAACCGGCCCTATTGGGTTGACTGTTATTGCTATTACCGCCGCAGCGGCACTAATAATAAAAAATTGGGATGAAGTTAAAAAATTTCTTGTAGATACTGGCGTATGGGACGTGCTTGTAAAAACTGTTGAATACGCATTGGGAATAGTAATGGATATTGTAACGGCGTTCAAAAACATCTTTACTGGCAACTGGGGGGACGCGTTCGATTCTATTTTGAATATTACCAAAAGAACATGGAATCTTCTTTTGTCGTTTATTACAAGTGCCATAATTAAAGCCATAGAACTTAATCAAAAGTTTTTAAAGTTTATCGGACTTGACAAACTAGCTGAAGGGGGAGATATAGCTATTGCCGGTATCAAAAAACTTTCTCAATTTCTTACAGCCGAAGTTCCATCCGTTACAAAAGCAGCCGATGCAATTTCAAATGCCTTTAGTGGATTTACTTTCGGGGGTAGCGACAGAGTAGTAGCAGGAAAGAAAAATGGCGGAGGTGATGCAGGCTCTGCTTTGCAAAACACTTTTAAGAAACTCAAAGAAATCCAAATCAAAGGCTTTAAGGATTTAGAAATCGACAATCCAATGGGGAGGCTGTTTGATGGTAAAAAGATTATTTCTGAACAAAAGCTAGGCGAACAAGTAGGGGTTGTTTATCAGAATCTTGGGTATCGCCTTTCTACAGGGGCCTCAAATCTGCAAAAGCGATTAGATGGCATTCAAATAAAGATGCCCAAAAATATTATATCGAACTCAGAAGAGGTTGCCAGAAATATTGATTCAACATTAGAGGAGCTACAGTTAAAATATCAAAACGTAAGTGCCGAGTCATTTAAGATGATAGGCGATTCTATAGGAAAAGCAATAGCTGCTGGGATGAAGCCAGACGAAGCCGTTAAGGTTGCTGTAGATAGTTTTGAGGATATCATAAAGCGTATTGGTGATGAGGTTGGCAAAACTATAAAACCAGAAGCCTTTGCAGGAATAGTTGAGGCTCTTCAAAAGGCAATATCAGCTGGGATGTCGCCAGGGGATGCATTTAATGCTATAGTGGCACCAATTGTAAATATGTCAAATGCTCTAGCAAAAGCGGTTAAGGATGCTGTATATGCCGTTTTTGATGGCTTTTCTGAATTATTGACAGGGGTATTTACAGAGGCTTTTGGTGGCGGTAAGGTTGACTTTAGAGTTATCACTGGCGGACTTTTATCTACTCTAGGAGCAATTGCAACAGACTTAGGGAAAACTGCCATTGCTATAGGACTAGGAATAGATGGGATTAAAGTTGCACTAAACACACTCAACCCAGCCGTTGCCATTGCTGCCGGAGTGGGTCTATTAGCACTTGGTGCAGCATTAAAGGGAGCGGGTGGTAAAATAGCTGGTCAAGCCAATAGAGGTACTTCTACTTCAGGAAGCTACAGCAATTCAGCACCCAGAACAAGTGCAATGGCTCTCAATGTAAATATGACAGGTGGATTTGTAATAGATGGAACACAACTAAAGGCAGTACTTAGAAACACAGGCCAATCTTGGGGCTAATGGCATACGGAATTAAATACAGGTTAGAATATAGAGACTTTGAAACAGGGAGCATCCATAAAATTGACTTTCTGTTTAAAGACTATGTAGGGTCTATACTAACAGTAACGGGAGCCAGCTCTCCATTTGTAATTGACAGAAACAAAGAGGTTAACGACCAAAATTTAGGCGGCATTCTTCTTACTAAGTATAAAATATCGGTAATCGGTTCAACTTTTTTTACCGCCTCTCAATTTATATCTGAAAATTATGGAGATATATTAATCGCTAAATACAAACAAAATTCATTAGGCACTGATGTTCTTGAAGGATATGGGGTGGTTATTCCATTTGAGTGCAGAGATATGTATGAATACGATGGATCCTATGAAGTAAGCATAGGTGCCGAATGTGGGCTTTCGTTTTTAAAGACACTTGAATATAAAGCCGATACCTCATTCTATACAGGAAGACAGCGACTAATTGATATTATTTATAATTGCCTTAGCAAAATCCCTTTTCCGGATTCGTTCCCGCTCATAAGTATAAATAATACAAAAATATTTCAAAATGGAGAAGAAATAGAGACATTGGTTGATTCCGATTACTATAAAAGATATACAGACAACGAAGGGTTCAAAATATCTACTTATAGCTATAAAAACTGTTTTGA